GCCCATGGCGCAGCAAGGGGCCGGCATGCAGGAGCAGGTGAACGGCATGCAGATGTTCAATGCTCCGGGTATGTGGCGCTAAGCCGTGCCGATCACAACTAGCGTGACCATCGGCGGTCTGGCCATGCCGATGAACCTGTACAATTTCTGGCCAGTACGTCTTAACCAGCGATTCGGGGCCTATTGCAGCCTCACCTTGCAGAAACGCGGCTGGGGACTGCCTGGCCTGCCTGACCCCTGGCTGGGCAAGCCGATCGTGCTCTCGATCGACACCGGCACGGGGCCGGTCGTCTACTTCAAGGGCGATATCTGCGATGCCGACCCGACCTATGCGGATATCGGATGGATCACGACCTATCAATGCCTCGATCTGAAGCGGCGGTGTGACCTCGTGCCCATGACCGACAGTAACACGCTCACCGATACCGCCGCATACAACCTCATGCCGGAAGATCCGGTGGCCTTGGCCACGCGGCAGGGCCGGAGCATTGGCCAGATCCTTACCAGCGTCCTGACCATGCAGGACAATGCCAACGCTTTGAATGCGCAGGGCGTGGGAGCCTATGTCAGTCTGAGCCCACCGACGCTGCCGGCCTCGACGATCGCCGACCTGGCCACGCTGACGATCATTCCGCCCTCGGGCGTCTACGTCCAGGGTGAGCGGCTCTTTCAGGCGGTCGAATCGTTCATGCGGTTCTGGGCTCCGAATTACGTAACATGGATCGAGCCCAACACGGGAGCAATCCGGTTCCTCGACAAGCGGACGTTCACCAATCACACGCTGACGATGGGCACCGATCTGATCGAGCCGACGCCGCTCAGGAGGTCAGTCGCTCCCTGCTACCAGGCCGTGGTCGTGCGTGGTCAGCCGGTCGCCGAGGCGCAGATGGTCGATACCTTGAACGGCGGTCTCACCGAAGATTTCGCCTGGGGATCGCTCACCAACTCGGCGGCGAAAGCGGCATGGTCCCCGGCTACCTACCAGCTCGATCAGCAGGCCAAGAGCGTGGGCACCTGCACCTGTCCCGACACGCTCCACGTCGTGGTCGATCCCACCGACCCGGCGCAGGCGTGGATCGCGGATTTCTGGGATCAGACCTCGACGGGGCATCAGGGGACGATCTTCCTCTACTCCACGATCGCGACCGGCGTCCAGCAACAGACCAGCCGGCGCATCGTAGCCAACGCCGCTCTGACGGCAGGGGGCACGGCCTCGATACAGGTCGATTTGCCGCTTCCCGTCACCAATTACGATCACTTCTCCATCTATGGCATCTCCAACGGCTCGGGGCTCGTCTATCGGAAGTACAAGATCGCCAGCACGGCGGTTGGGGCGGCACTGGCGAGGCAGTTCACCTATCCGGCCAACTGGGTCGGCACGGGCGGCAACGTGGCGCAGGGGACATCCTTCCCGATGGGTTCGGTCTGTTTCTCCAGCACGGGAAGCCCGCCGTTCTCGGAATGGCCGTCATGGTTCACCATTGATCCGGCCAACGCCAATGTCATCTTCGCCGTCCCGACCTACATCACCTGCGGCAACCACGTCCCCAGCGACGTGCGGGCCTTGCTGGCGGTCAATACGGGGCACCTGCACGCCATCGCTCCGATTGGCGGCGGGTTCGCGGGCACGTCCAACACCGTCGAGGGCCTGACCTCCACGCTCACGGTGACGGTCGGCCAGTGGCGAGACCCGATCAACCAGAGCGCCATGGAGGCGTTCGCGGCCGATATCCTCGACTCGGTAAAGGACACCATCGTCGAGGGCTCGGTGCTCTTCCACGGGCTCTACTTGCTGGGCCTGACACCGGGTATCGGGTTATCCGTCACCGGCAACGGCTACACGACCGGCTGGGAAGGGCTCAACCTGTCGGTCACGGAATGCGAGCTGACGTGGGAGCAGGGACAGCCCTCCCAGCATACCACGGTACTGACCTGTAGCAACCGTCGTGCTCACCTGTCGGCGGCAGCATTCCTGCGGCCTGACCGGCCCATCGGGGGCTCGATCATTCCATCCGAACACGGGTGGAATCCGTTCGGCATCTTCCAGCCCAGTTTCGGCCAGATGTACCAGGTTAATCAGGCTCGCCAGGCGCAATTTGCGCAGGACTACCTCACGCCGGGCGGCTACGAGGGCTTTGAATCCACGATGGATATGACGGCACCAGAAGACAGGGCCGGGGGGACTGGCAAGAAGCGTGATCTGACGCAAGCGGAGAAGATGCGGAACGCGCAATGGAACAAGCGGCAGGAAGCCCAGCAGCAGAAAGACTGGGATAAGGCGACCCGGCCCGAGCGAGCGAAGGAGCAAGCCGCCGAACGCACGATGGGCGCGGCGGCGGAAGGCATGCAGTATTTCGAGGAGCACCCCGAGGAGCTTGCGCCGGCCGGGCAGGAGGAGCGGCGGGCACGGGCTCAGTCGCACGGCTCACTTCGGCAAGCTCGTGGGTTCGGCCCTGAAGACCCAACCGCCACGTATTCAACGGATGTCGATCCTCAGAACCAGATCGGGGCAGGCATGGCCGAGGAACTCATCCAGGGCTTGAACCCGAGGCGGCGGCGGCGGATCGAGCGCGAACGACGTGAAGGCGGCGGCGGCGAGTGAGGGAACGTCTCCAGGAAGCCGAGCGCCTGATCATGGAGCTGCGTGCTCGGCTGGCGTCGATCGAGCAGCGGGTCGCGGAGAACACGCAGTCGGTCGGCAAGGTCTGGGGCCTGCCCTCGGGCGGGTCTGGAGGGGGCGGCGGTGGGGCGTTCTACTGTCCCTCGATTCCCGCCATCGCGGGCGGGGCCTCGGGCACGGGCAATGTGTACCTGGCTCCCAGCGGCACGCTTCTGGTGACGGGCGCAACGATCTGGAATCCTTATGCCAACGCGACGACGGCGGGGCGGATCTGCACACTGGGGGCGAACCCTGATGGGTCATACCTGATCTTCGGGCAGAGCTGTACTTGATGCCGGGGCTCAATACATTTGATGTGGGGGAATGCTGTTGTGGCGGCGTCGGCTGCCTGGCGTGCTCGCCGTGCCAGATACCGCAGAAGAATCTGACAATCGCTGTCAGTGGCTCGAATTACGCTGGCCTGGGAACCGGCTCAGACAATACGACTCTCATTTACGGGGGAGGATCATCTTGGCTATCTCCGTGTCTCACTAACCTCATTGATCCCACTTCATCGGACCACTCATACAAATATCAACTTTTATGCACAGGAGGATCACTCCAGCTCAGTAAGGTATTCTACACAGATGCATCATGCTCCGTGTTTAATGTTGCAATCACGCTAGGGACGCTTCGTTCCTATACATGCAATCCGTTTCACTTGTACTGGAGTCCGTTTGCGTCAACAGGCATAGAAGACACCAACATCGACGATCCCGGCCCGGCCACGGTCTGCCCGATCCTGTGTAGCAGTCCTTGCAACCTGCCTGGCACCGCTCCCACTGCGTCTCTGGATACCTACAACCTCTGTCTCGGGGGGCCGGCGACCGTCTACACTGGCGGCACATTTACCCTCGGGACTTACAGCCCGACCGGATTGTCATATCCTCCGGGCGGGCTTGGCGGCTTCTCCACGGGCGGCCCGACATGGTATTACCTGCCCACGGTTCCCCATGTCGCCGGCCAAACCGCAATGGGCGCGGTCATGAGTTGCTCGGGAACTCCTGGCGTACTGTCCACATGGGCTGTACTCATGACGGCGACTTTATCGGGGGGTTCCTGGGTATGGGCCTACAATGGAGCGGTAGGAGGCAACATAACAAATCCAGGCTTTACGTACGCATGCTCTCCTCTGCATATTCACCTGGCGCAGCCAGTCGCGCCAGGTGATCCCACGTGTACTGCCACGATCACATGGAACGGGTTTTGGGATGCCTGATACCTGCCCGATCTGCAAGCCGCCCGAGTCATGCAGGGGATACCCTCACCTCTGGAAACGGCTGCGCGAGAATCTTGAACTCTGGCGAGTTGCGCACGACGAGGTAAACGGCTTGATTCGCCTCGCCACCGGCGAGCCGCCAGCCGAGACGCAATCCGAGGACAAAGAATTACGTGCTTATGTTACACAACATCCATGTGGAGGCTGTTGAACAATGGCCAGCTTGAAAGACACGTTACGCAACGCTCGCCTTGACGCCATCACGGCGGCGGCCGGGGCGACGGCCTCACTGATCATCTACACGGGGGCGGCACCGTCGAAGACATCGGCACCCTCGGGCACGCTGCTGGTCTCGTTCTCGCTGCCCAACCCGATCGCGCCGGCCTCATCAGGCGGCACGCTCACGCTTTCGGCCGTCTCACCGGCCACCGGCGCGGCCTCGGGCACGCCAGGCTACGCACGGCTCGTCTCGGGCACCGATGACGGTACGCGCACCGTGGAACAGCTCTCGGCGGGCATCGGCACGGGCGAGATCAATTTCTCGGGCACGGTCTCCAGCGGGGGACAGGTGTCGATCACGTCATTTGTGGAGCAGGAGGGTAACGCTTAGATGCCACAAGCATTCGCAACCGTGGGGCCGGGCGACGGTCCCGACCTGTCACGCTGGCCGCTCCTGGCCTGGACTGCCGACGCGGGCGTGGTCACGGAAGATCATCAGATACCCGTCCAGCAGATCGGCGACCTGGCCAATACGTATGCGCCCGAGCAGATTGCCGAGCAGTTCGGCACCACCATTGATCACATCAATCAAGCGCTGGATTATATAATCAATGCCTAGCTGGTATAACACGGCCTGGCGCTACAGGCTCCCCGTGACGGTGGATAACACGGCGAACGCAACGAGTGCGCTCGCATACCATCAGACCACGGTGAAGCTCACGGGGGCGGCTTACACGTCATTTGCGGCTCATGCCAAGGCGGACGGCTCGGATGTCCGCGTGACTGATGCCGATGGTACGACGCTACTCTCGTTCGCGCTCGAGGGAATCGACGCAGCCAACAGCACGGTCTACCTGCTGGTCAAGGTGCCGAGGGTGGCGGCGGGGGCGACCTCCACCATCTACGTCTACTATGGGAACGCCGCAGCGGCCTCGACATCGAGCTATGCGGGCACGATCACGCCCAGCGTGGCGCTGGTCGGGCC